CCTCCATCTTTCGCTGACTACCTAGTAGCTCACGTTGCTGCTAAAGTAGCTGAAGAAATGGAAAGCACTATCTGGGGTGGAACTAACGCTACTGCTGGACAGTTTGATGGTTTCACAACTTTATTTACTAATGATAACGATGTTATCGATGTAACTGGAACTGCTATTACTGCTGGAAACGTAATCGAAGAGATGGGTAAAGTAGTAGACGCTATTCCTTCTGCTATCTACGGTAAAGAAGACCTTAAATTATACGTTTCTAAAAACGTAATGAAAGCATACGTTCGTGCATTAGGCGGATTTAGTGTTGCTGCAACATCAAACGCTGGTACTGACAACAAAGGTACTCAATGGTATGACAACGGAGCTTTATCTTTCGATGGAATCTCTATCTTTATGGCTAACGGTCTTGCAGACAACAAAATGGTAGCTGCACAGACTTCTAACTTATACTTCGGTACAGGTGTATTATCTGACTTGAACCAAGTAAAAGTTTTAGATATGGCTGACCTTGATGGTTCTCAAAACGTAAGAGTAATCGCTCGTTTTACTGCTGGTATCCAGTACGGATTTGGTGGAGAGATTGTTTATTACACAGCTTAATAAACTGTTCATTTAATACAAAGGGGGTGGGTGTCTATCCCATCCCTTTTTTTGTTTAACTAAAAAAATATAAAATTATGCCTTGTGATATATCAACTGGAAGAACGGAAGCGTGTAAAGAAAGTGTTGGTGGATTAAGAAACATCTACATTGGTAACTTCGTTTCTGGACTTTACGCTGAAGTGCTTGCTAACTTAGATACTGACGAGCAAGTTACAGCTTTAACAACTGACCTTGTTGTTTACAAGTTTGAACTAAGAGGAGATAACAATACTTTTGAGGAAACTAACGAGAACTCAAGAGACAATGGAACTTCTTTCTGGACTCAAACTGGAACAATAGCTCTTAAAAAACAAGATGCTGCTACTCAAAAAGCTCTTAAATTACTTTCTTATGGAAGACCACACATTTTAATTGAGGACTACAACGGTAATTTCCGTTTAGCTGGTGCTCAAAATGGTGTTGAGGTTTCTGTAGGTACTGCTACTGGTGGTGCTATGGGAGACTTAAACGGTTACAACATTACATTCGAAGGAAAAGAGAAAGAACCAGCTTACTTTGTAGACTCTGCAATAGTAGGAACTGGACTTAACTTTGACGTAAACGCAACAGTTATTAATCCATAATAACCAACTATCTTTAACAAAGGAGGGGTTCTGTTTAATACAGAGCCCCTTTTTTATTAAATAAAATGAAAACCACTATTTGTTGTTATAATATTATGACAATAGCGGATATAAATAGTTTGCCAGTAATAAGCCTAAACGTGACGGGACGTGAGGGCTCAGGTACTTCTGTGACTGTAATAGACCAAGAGTCTAAAGATGTTACTAAAACAACAAATTTCTCCTACATACAAGGAGAGTCTCTTACGCTTACTATAGAAGACCAAGTCTTTATAGATAGGCTTGAGAAAAACAGCACACTATCTGTTATACTATACAATGAAACTGTGCCTTTATACAGAGACATTATTAGGTTTAGAGGTGAATTAAATACTGCAAACGAATATACTCAGTACAACAATGAAGACGATTACTTTATTTATGAGTCTGAGCAATTCGAGGAAGATGACCCTCATGTTGATTACGGAGGAGGAGACATTAGCGGCTCTGAAACAGGTTCTAGCAATGTAACAACTTATGTTCCTATAGACTTAGAAGGTAAGACTGTTATAGACCTTCCTGATGACGTAATTACACCTAGTGAAAACTATTCTGTTGTTTATGACACAAATAACAATGGTAGAGGTGAGATGAGAGGTGGCTCTTCTTATGAGATTCTTCAGGCTTCTGAGGAGACTCAAGGAGACTTCAAGGTTCGTTCTGCTGAGTACGGAACGTTTAACAGTAGTCCTTCTAGCTTAGAGTCTGTTACTGTTTACCAATATAATTTTAACAGTAATACAGGAAACACATTTGGATACCATCCAAGCCAACTTGACTTATCAGTTAACCCTGATTTGATAAACACATTAGAAAGCTACGCTCCAACTGTAGGTGATTTTAAGTATTTCCACTTTAGAAACGGAAGAGACGAAGCATTTAGTGATACAGTAACTCTTCTTGAGATGAGAGAAGAGAACTCTTTAGATAACTCTGCATTTGAAACAACGGTTTACAAAGAGGACTCTATATCTGATTGGACTGTAGGTATGAGTATTTATTCTGATGCTACAGGCACTTCTGTTACTGATAACTATGTAGACACTTATGCGACAACAAACGACATAGACAGATATCATTTTATATCTAAAAACTCATCAGGAGTTTGGGTTTTGGTTAGATGTACTGATGGAATAGTAACTCACGTTGAGGCTGTAGATTCAGTTAACTATGTTAGGTTAGCTGAGATGTATTCTGTCTCTATAACTAACAATCCTTATGAGACTAGACCTAAAGGTAAGATATCTTCGGTTAAGCCTTGGATAGAAGCTAAACTAGCAGACCCTAACGCTGTTTTCTATAGAGGCTCTCAGAGTGTAGATTATACTACTGTTAAGTTCTCTATTGATGGGAACTCATACAACAGGGATAGATATAGAAAGGTTTTAGACTTAGAGGGTGGTGTATTAGGTTCTGTAGGAAGTAGAGTGTACAGTCACATAGGTCCTTTAAATGTACAGAATGTATTTCACAAGCAATTAGTAAGTACGGATGGAGATAGCTCTCTTATTGGTGCTAGCGATGAAGATAGATATGGAGTAGGGGTATTTTCACCTTGGAAAGACTTTGTAAACAACCTAGAGTTCAATGAGCAGCCTTGGTTGTTATTAGAGATAGACAAAGCAACTGGTCTTATATCAGACAGAGAGTGGATAAACCTTTAGAGAAATTGTTATATTTATAACACAATAAAAGAAAATGGAAAGTAAAAACATTAGAGTAATAGAATTATCTGGATACCAGACCCCTGTTGTACAAGAGCAGTACAATAAAGATTGGGTTAAGTATGGAGAAGATAACAACTATTTCAAGCTACTTATAGATAATTATATGGGTTCTCCTACCAACTCTCGTTGTATCAATGGTATTGTTGATATGATTGCTGGTAGAGGACTAGAGGCTACAAATAGACAAGAAAAGCCTGAGCAGTATTTAGAGATGAGAAATCTACTAAGCAAGAAAACTATTAAGCGTATTGCTCACGATTACAAAATGCTAGGTCAAGCTGCTATACAGGTAACCTACAATAAAAGAAAGAACAGAATATTAAAGGTATCTCACTTTCCTATGGAGACTCTAAGAGCTGAGAAGTGTGATGCTAGTGGTGTTATAAAAGCATATTACTATCACCCTAAGTGGGAGGATTATAAGACTACTGATAAGCCAAAAAGAATACCTACCTTTGGTAATGGAACTAAAAAGCAACAGAACGAGCTTTATATTGTAAAGCCATACAGAAGCGGCTTTTATTATTATGCCCCTGTAGATTACAATGGATGTTTACAGTATTGTAACCTAGAGCAAGAGGTTTCTAATTATCACATAAACAACATTAAGAATGGACTACAACCTAGCTTGTTAATCAACTTTAACAACGGCACACCTCCAGAAGAAACTCAAGCTGCTTTAGAGCGTAAGATATACGAGAAGTTTAGTGGTTCAAGTAATGCTGGTAAGTTCATTATTGCGTTTAACGAGTCTCAGGATACTAAGGCAGACATTGAGCCAATACATTTGCCTGATGCACACGCACAGTATCAGTTTATGTCTGATGAGGCTAGAGAAAAGATTATGTTAGGTCATGGCATCGTTTCTCCTATACTTTTAGGGATAAAAGATAACACAGGGTTCGGTAACAATGCAGAGGAGCTTAGAACGGCTGCTGTGCTTATGGACAACGTTATTATAAGACCTTTACAGGATGGTATTATAGAAGCTCTACAGGAAATATTAAATTTTAATGGAATTGACCTAGACTTATACTTTATAACGCTACAGCCTATTGAGTTTACAGAATTAGACAATATCTCTACTAAAGTAAAAAGAGAAGAGGAAACTGGAGAGAAACTTAGCTCACAAGTTGAGGAAGAAGAATCTCTAGAGGAATCTCAAGTTGAACCTAAAGACGAAGAGGAATAATGGCAAGAAAAGCACTATTTATAAGCGTAGCTGATTTAAAGAAAAGGTCAATGATTGAAGGCAATGTTGACTCAAGCAAGATTGTGCAATACATTGAGGTTGCTCAGGACTTGCATATACAGAATTATCTAGGTGGTAAGTTATACAAAAAGATGCAGCAGTTAGTTGTTAGCGGTGATATTGTAGGCCTAGACAACACTAATTATAAGACGTTATTAGACGATTATATTAAGCCTATGCTTATATGGTATACTCAGTCAACGATACTGCCTTATATGATGTTCTCTATTAGTAATGGAGGTGTAGGTAAGCACATATCAGAAAACAGCGAAACAGCTACTCACGATGACATGACTTATTTAGCACAAAGAATGAATGATACTGCTGAATTTTATACTAAGAGGTTCTTAGATTATATGTGCAGTTATTCTAACTTGTATCCAGAATATACTAGTAGCAGTAATGAGGATATGCATCCTGACAGAGATGTTAATTACACAGGGGGCTGGTACATATAATGAAGAAGGACATAAACATATACAAACCTAAACAGTCTAACATTATTAAGCTAAAAGAGTACTTGCAAAGAAAGAGCGAAAAAGAGGAAAAAAGGTTTTACAAAGAATTTAAAGAAAAGAAATGACAAATCCTAAACTAGCATTAATACCAAGCGGATATAAAGGAGGGACTAGTCCTACTGTTTACTCTATTCTACCAAGTGATGGTAGTGGGGATTTTGACTTTGACAGGGCTAATGGTTATGCCTCAAGAGTGCGTAAGGATGGTCTTATTGAAGAGGTTAGTAATGATACACCAAGATTAGATTGGTCTGATGGGAACTGTCCTAATTTACTTTTAGAGCCACAAAGAACAAATAGCATACTACAATCTAATGACCCGTCGGGTGCAAATTGGACAGACCCGTTAAGTAGGTGGAATTTATTAACTAATACGACAACTGCGCCTGATGGTCGAAATGTTAGAATAATTGAGCTAACAGAAAGTGGAGGCTCATTAATAAGATTGTCAGGTTTAAGTATTTCAGCAGAAACATATACCGTTTCTTTTTATATAAAAGATATAGATGGTAATTTATCAGGCGGTACTGTAGATATAGGTGATGAGGGTAGTGGTGTGCCTACTCCTGACTTTAATGATGTAGGTAGTGATTGGGTAAGATTAACAAGAACAATAACAACAACAGGAACAAAAACATATGTTGATTTACAACCAAACTTTACAGGTAGCACAAATAAGGTTGCTATATGGGGTGTTCAAGTAGAACAAGGAAGTTACGGAACAAGCCTCATAAAAACAGAAGCAAGTGCAGTAACAAGATTAAAAGATGAATGTATAAATGCTGGGGATAGTGATTTATTCAATATTACAGAGGGTACTTTTTTTGTAGATGCAAATAATTTTGGTACTCCTTATTTAGGGTATAATATGATTACTTTAAGCGATGGCAGTAGCAACCTTGTGAGGTTTATATATGAAAGTAGTAGAATAAGAACATCAGTTGAAAATGGTTCATCACAACAAGATTATTTTATTACTGGTGTAAATGATAATGAAAGAAACAAAGTAGCTATTACGTTTAAAGAGAATGAGTTTAAAGTATATCATAACGGAGTTTTAAAAGATACAGATTTAATCGGCGTAGTACCAACTAATTTAGATAGATTAAACTTCGCAAGTCAAAGTGGTACAAGTAGACATTTTGAGGGCAAAGTATACGATACAAGAGTTTACGATAGAGTATTAACAGAAGCAGAAGCAATAGAATTAACAACACTATAAATGGCACAAGAGATATATCACAGAAGCGAATGGGGAAACCCTAACGAACAATGGGGAAACGTTTACTTAAACGCTGACTTAACAAATGAGTTATATAAAAGAGCAAGTGAGTACGAGAACAGTTGGGTTACTGACCAGCTCTTAAACGGAGTAGGCACAAAGCCAAGTATTATAATGACCCCTACTGCCTATGAAGATGGCTTATTGAATAGTGTTAAACCAGCTCCGAGTTTAGGGGTTGAACAAATCGAAAACGGGGATTTCGCAACGGATAGTAATTGGACTAAAGGAACAGGTTGGACTATAAGCGGGGGTACTGCTAATGCTACTTCTGTATCATCTGGAGCTCCTATTAGTCAATATATAGATACTGGCAAAAAATATAAAATTACTTACGATGTTGTTAGTTTAAGTCAGGGGGCTTTCCAAGTTGACTTGTCTTATTCGGGTACGGCGTTAGGTCAGTTAGTAACTACAACGGGAACTTTTACGGATATTGTTACTTCTATAAACCCCGCCTTATCAATAAGGGTAGTGGGAACTACAACTGGTTCAATCGACAACGTAAGCGCAAAAGAAGTAATAGACGCAGACTTTGACTTTACAAGGGGTTCAAGTGCCACAAGAGTAAACGAAAAAGGGCTTATACAAGACGTTCAGATATTAAGCGATGAATTAGTACAAAACGGAAACTTTGAGCAGATAGGTAGTGAACTTGTTACAAATGGCAGTTTTGATACGGATAGTGATTGGACAAAAGGTACAGGGTGGAGTATAAGTGGAGGTAAGGCAGTAGCAAACAATTCACCCTCTTCAGTATATCAATCAACGGGAAGTAATTACACTTCAGGTAAAACATACAAAATAGAATTTACAGTATCTGATTATGTTAGTGGTAGTGTTAGACCTGAAATTACAAATATAGCGGGTAGTTTTGTTTCATCAAATGGTACTTTTACTCAATATATAGTTGCTACATCTTCTCCTATTGGAGAGGAATTAAAAGGCAATGCCTTTACAGGCTCAATAGACAACGTATCAGTCAAAGAGGTCGGACAGAATTGGACATTAACAAGCGGTGCTACAATAGAAGATGGTCAGTTAGTTTTGTCAGCAAGTGCCAGCTTATACCAAAGTATTCCTCTAACAGTAGGTAAAAAATATAGAGTAAAATACGAGATAACTTCAATAGATGCAGGTAGTAGTGGTATAACTGTTTATGGTGGTTCAAATTCAGGTACAAGAAGAGAAGAAGTTGGTACATATACTGAAGATATTATACAGTCAGGTTCAGGCTTATTATTTTTCTTTACAGGTGGTGGTTTTAATTCAGGTACAATAGACAACGTATCAATAATAGAAATAACAGACGACACAGACCTACCAAGAATAAATTACACAAACTTTGATTATGAGAATGGAGAAGTAGTACCTTATAGCGGAGAGGGTAGTCTTTTACTTGAACCGCAGAGTACGAATTTAGTAACGTATTCAGAGGATTTTACAGGTTGGGCGTTTACAAGTGTATCTACAACTTTAGACAATAACGTAATTTCTCCAAGTGGTGTAAGTGGTGTTCAAAAATTAATTGCATCAAGTGGTAATAGTTTTCATTTCACAAACTTTTCTGTTACAATTAGCGGAAAATATTCGTTTTCTGTGTTTATTAAAAAAGGTACTTCAGCTCAAGCGTCAATGTTTTTAAGTGAATTGGGTAATTTTGGTGGTATATTTGATTTAGAAAATGGTTTAGTTGAAAGTGTCGGTGGCTCTGATGTTGAAGCTAAAATTGAACATTACGGTAATGATTGGTACAGATGTATTTTAAACCACACAAGCACAGATGATTTAAACAACTCAATTAGAATAGGAGTTAATAATGGTGCTTTAAGTGGTTTTGATGCAAACGGAGATGAAGCAATTTATATATGGGGTGCACAAGTAGAAGCACTATCATACGCAACTTCCTACATACCAACAAACGGTAGCACAGTTACTCGTTTAGCAGATATTTGCAACAATGCAGGTTCAAGCGATTTAATAAACTCAACAGAGGGGGTTCTATATGCTGAAATAAGTGCTTTGGATTTAAGTGAAACTTCTTCAAGAAGATTAGGTATTACGAAAAATGGTACTTATGAGGGATTAAGATTACAATTCGGTAATGGAAATATATCAGCAATAGTTTATGATGGTACTACAAATCAATATAATAAATCGGTTAATATTGATAATTCAATATTTCATAAAGTAGCTTTAAAATATAAAACAAATGATTTTGCTTTATGGATTGATGGAATTGAGTATCACCCACAATCAAGTGGTAGCACGTTTTCTGATGGTACTTTAGATGATATTTCTTTTGACTATGTAGGTGGTAATCCTTTTTACGGAAACGTTAAATGCGTTGCAGTATTTAAAGAGGCATTAAGTGATACAGAATTACAAAAATTAACACAAGTGTAGTAATTACACCTATAATAAAAACAAGGGTAAATAAATAAATTATGTACATAGGAAAATATCAATTTAAAGACCAAAAGACTGCTGAAGCTAAAATAAAGGCTTTAGGAGTAGAAACAGACGAAGATGGAAATGAGTACCCAACACACTCACACGCTATTGTTAAACTGGGACATATTGTTTTAGAGCAAGGAGAATACGATGAAGAGGGTAATGAAATAAAAGCACCAGTATTAAGCGACAAGTACCATTTGGATGTAGCGTGGAGAATTACAGATACTATTGACGAAGAAGGCAATGTTATAAAAGCAGAGCATCCTTATGGATGGAAGTCAAGTGCAGTAGCAATAGCAGATGGTAACGGAGTACACAGTTTTTATGGTGTGGACTATCAAAAATTTAAATTCTAATGGTTAAAGGATTAAGATACATAGCAGACAAGATTGAGGCTTTACAGTTTTACTTAATAGCTAAATGGAATAACTTTCTAAAAGGACTGATGCTATGACAGTAGGAGATTTAAGAGTAGCGTTTTTTAATGCTATTTCTTTAGGGATTAGCTTTACGCACGTTGAGAACAGTTTAAAGATTATTCTTTTACTGGCTTCTATTGTTTATACTGTGCAAAAGATACATCAAGGTAATAAAGATGACAAAGAACTTTAAATTAAAAGAGTTTGAATGTAAGTGTGAGTGTGATATGCCTTTAGAGGTATACGAGAACATTATTAAACTTGCATCACAACTACAATTTTTAAGGGACTATACTGGTAGACCTATAACTATTAATAGTGCTTACAGATGTCCAGAGCATAACGCTAAAGTAGGTGGCTCAAAAACTTCACAACACTTATTAGGCAAAGCAGCAGACATAACTATACAGAGCTTAAAAACAACAGAGGTATACGCACTCATAGAGGAACTTATAGATATGGGACATATGCTACAAGGCGGTTTAGGTTTGTACGATACGTTTGTACACTACGATATAAGAAAGACTAAAGCGAGATGGAATGGGTGATTACAAGAAAAAGAATGGCACTACAAGAGTAGGCGATGCTCTACGTTGGCTCGTGAAGCAAGGTAAAGACGTAGCACCAGAGCTATTATCGGTTGTTGGTAGTGTTACTGGTATAGAACAATTAAAAGACCTTGCAGATAAGATAGGCAAAGATAAACAACTCAGCGAAGCTGATAAGCAGTTGTTATTAGAGGAGCTAAAGTATGATATGATAGAAATGCAAGAGTCTACTAAGCGTTGGACTGCTGACATGAACTCTGATAGTTGGTTAAGTAAGAATATAAGACCTCTAAGCCTTGCTTTTTTAACTTTGACCTTATTTATCTACATTGTCTTAGATAGCTCGTTAGAGGGCTTTAAAATCGATTCTAATTGGATTGATTTATTATCTTCACTATTATTACTTGTTTATGGTGGCTATTTCGGTGCAAGAAGTGCCGAAAAGATTACCAGAAACTGGAAGAAATAATTCGTTTAACATAATGGGCTTTGTTTAACATAAAGCCCTTGTTTTGGCTATAAAACACAGCTATCCTGTATAGTTGACTTTGTGTTTAGTATAAATCGTATTTCATGGAAATACTTGATTTATGCGTGGGACACTGTTTTGACACTTCGGCTTTTGAGAGCCTTGTGTCTTTCTCAATAAAGTTGAAGCAAAGTTAGCGTTTTTTCCGTGAAAAGTCAAATAAAGTTATCTACAATGTTAATAACTAGTATTTGCACAGTAGTCTTTATTGTTGTATATTCGTACTATGTCATTACTTCATCGCCCACATTACGAGATTGGATATACTGAGGAGGAGGATAAAGAGGGACTAAACAAATTACTTTGGTCTCAATTTATGTGTAAGTGTGGGCTTTGCAGTATAAAGACAGGAAAGAACTTTATGGAGAGACTTCCAGTATTTATCTTAGATGAGATAGCACAGGAAGAAAGAATGAGGTTCGATATAAGATTAGCTTACACCTGTAAAAGAAATGCTGATAAGTTAGCATTGACAAGTAAGAATCCACATAGAGTTGGATTAGGTGTTAAGATTAGACTTATAAATAATAAGAAGAGGTTTAAATTAATAAGAGGTTTAGTTATGCGAGGTGTTAGTAGATTTAGTGTTTCAAACGAGTTTGTTTACTTTGATACTGACGATTTAAAACCAATGTCTTTCCATATTAAGGAAGGTTATTAAGATTTTTTTCATTTGTTTTTTTGTTTTGATTGGAAGGGAGTCACAGAAATGTGGCTCTTTTTTTTATTTTTATTTGCGTAATTGAAAAATGTTATTTATGTTTGTACCAACATTAACAATTAATATTATGAAAATAGACGTAAACAAATTAGAAAACATTGAAGTAGATGGCATTGACACTAGAGACTATCCAGACTTCGTAGATGCATTTATCTCTTATGCAGAGATGGATGGAGTTGAATTAACTGACGAGCAGTTAGATGAACTAAACGACAATCATCCTGAGTTAATTTATGATTGTGTAATTAATCACTTATTTTAATATGGGAAAGTATAGAGAGAAAAACTTTTGGGATAACAGTATAAACCCAATCACAGGATGGAGAGTTTTAGTAACTGACGAACTCATAAACTCAAGAAAACTAAGAAAAGAAAGAAGAATACTTAAATCATTAAAAAGCTATGGCAACAACAATTAATCACGAAGTAAAATTAGATGGAGTAGAGTTATCTGTTTACGGATACTATTATGAAGGAGACTTAGGAGACTACCTTAATCCTCCAGAACCAGAGGAGTTTCAGATTAGCTTTGTCTATCTTGAAGGTATAGACATTACAGACCTAATAGACTGTAGGCTTGATGAGATAGAGGAGCTTATAATACAAGAACACTATAGATAATGGAGCTTACAGAACATCAGATTTATAATGCTTGGTATAAAGCCTTAGGTAATAAGCTAATGGATTGGCATGAAGCCAAGCCAGACAATAAAGACTTAATTAATTTACTAAAGGCTGTTGAGCTTATAGGAACTCATAACAACAAGTTAAATAAAGAGAACAGAGAACTAGAACTAGAATTAAAAACAATAAAACAAACATTAAAGGAATTACTATGAAAGATTTAAACGACTTTAAGAATCAGCAGATAAAAGCATTGCAATCAGAAGTGTGTTCAATGAAAGAATATATCTCTCAATTAGAGACATTCGTATTTGAATTAACCGATAATGACTGTCCAAGTAAATACAAGGACATAGTTAGACAAGAAGTATTTTCAAATAAAAGTGAAGAATAATTTGGATTTAACACTTTTTATTATTACATTAGCAAAATATTAATTAAAAACAATTAACATTATGAATTTTCACGACAAGGTACTTAAAGTACAATCGGAGTTAAAAGCTCCAAAGAACCAACGTAACAATTTCGGTAAATATAATTACCGTTCTTGTGAGGACATCTTAGAGGCAGTTAAGCCTTTATTAAACACAAACGGACTAACACTTATGATTACTGACGAAATTAAGGAAGTAGCTGGTTTAGTCTATGTGGAAGCTAGGGCAGTATTGTTTGATACTGAAGGCAGAATTGAAGCTACAGCACAAGCTGGTATTGACCCTAATAGAAAAGGTATGGATATAGCTCAATCATTTGGTAGTAGCTCCTCATACGCTCGTAAATACGCTCTAAACGGCTTATTCCTTATTGATGATACTAAGGATGCCGACGCTACAAACGACCATAAGGACGCTCGTAAATGGCTTAATAAGAACACAGCAGAGTTTAATAAGGCACAAGAGTTTGTATCTAATGGTGGTTCAGTATCACAGATAGAAGCAAAGTACAAAGTATCAGCAGAAGTAAAACAATTATTAAATAACTAAAATTATGGACAACACAAAAGTATTCGCAGATGGATTTATTTTTAAGCGAAATGAGAACGCACCTGAATTTGTAATAGGTGGAATTAGTATTAAGGTTGAAGAGGCTCAGAAGTTCCTCTCTTCCAATGCCAATAACGGATGGGTAAACCTAGACGTTAAGCAAAGTAAGTCAGGTAAGTATTATATGGAGTTAAATACGTTTAGCCCTAAGTCTAAGTCTGGTTCAGCACCAGCACCTCAAAGAGACAACTTCAAGGTTGCATCTGGCGGAGACTTGCCATTCTAACTAGCCAACAATCAGGGGTGGGGAAACCTACCCCTTTTTTATTACATCAAAACAAAAACAAAAACAAACTATGAATACAGACGATAAAGAAATACAGAGAATGCACATGGAGCGAATCGACAACGATTGCTATGTGGATATTTCTGAATCTATACAACACCCTCCTGTTGCATTATCATTTGGTAGATATTCTATAAACACACCAAGTGGAATCAAGAGATACCCTATACCTATTGGAACTTATGGCAACTTCAGTTTTGTTAGCGGTCCTCCAAAAACCAAGAAGACCTTTTTTGTCTCACTACTAACCTCAGTCTACTTATCTTCTAATGGTAAAAACTCTTATGGTGACAAAATGAGGGCTGATAGAAAGGGCAAGTGTGTTATACACTTTGATACAGAGCAAGGTAAGTTTCACGCTCAGAGAGTATTTAGAAGGGTTGTAGAGATGAATAATGGAGAGAACGTAGGTTGCTACCATACCTACGGACTTCGTTCAATAGGATACAAGACAAGGATTGATTTTATAGATTATAAGCTAAGGACTGTTTCTGAGGACAATGAAATAGGTTTAGTTGTTATTGATGGTATTGCTGACCTTGTTAGTGATGTCAATTCTATTGAGGAGTCTAATGAATGTATACAGAGACTAATGACTTGGAGTGAGAAATACAACTGCCACATTGTGCTTTGTATTCACACAAACAATGGTTCAGAGAAGCCCACAGGTCATTTAGGT